ATGGAAAAGAGTAAGGCACTGGACGCCGCCATGGCGCAGATCGAGCGCGCATTTGGCAAGGGCTCAATTATGCGTATGGGTGCTCGTGCAGGCGATGAACAGATTGAGGTGATACCCTCCGGCTCCCTTGGTCTCGATATCGCACTAGGAATTGGTGGCATGCCGAGGGGCAGAATCATCGAGATTTACGGTCCTGAGAGCTCAGGCAAGACCACACTGGCGTTGCATGCGATAGCAGAGGCCCAGCGACGGGGGGGAACTTGCGCCTTTCTGGATGCCGAGCATGCGCTAGACCCCGGATATGCCCGGAAGCTCGGCGTCGATGTGGATAACCTGCTAATAAGCCAGCCAGATGCTGGTGAACAAGCCCTGGAGATAGCCGACACGCTTGTAAGGTCAGGCGCTATCGATGTGCTGGTCGTCGACAGCGTCGCGGCCCTCGTCCCGCGGGCGGAACTCGAAGGGGAGATGGGGGACAGCCATATGGGCCTCCATGCCAGGCTCATGAGCCAAGCCTTACGTAAGATCACGGGGAGTGTAAGCCGAAGCAATTGCATGCTGATCTTCCTCAATCAGATGCGTATGAAGATCGGCGTCATGTTCGGCAACCCAGAGACCACGACAGGCGGAAATGCGCTGAAATTTTATGCTTCCATCAGGCTGGAAATTCGTCGCATCGGGCAGATCAAGGAGCGTGAGGAAGTTGTGGGTAACCAGACCCGTGTGAAAGTGGTAAAGAACAAGCTGGCGCCTCCCTTCCGTCAGGTTGAATTTGACATTATGTACGGAGAAGGCATTAGCAAGGTCGGCGAACTGCTGGATCTCGGCGTAAAAGCCGGTGTCGTAGAGAAATCGGGTGCTTGGTTCAGCTATGACAGCCAGCGCATCGGTCAAGGGCGAGAGAATGCGAAGCAGTTCTTACGCGAGCATCGACCTTTAGCAGAAGCAATTGAAGCGAAGGTCCGCGACCACTCGGGCGTGGTAGCGAACACGATGATGGCTACCGCTGATGAAGCGGAGGACGCCGAAGCCGCCCAGTAAAATGGCTATGTTACTGAACAGTGAATGGTGTCGAATAAACGGTGAGGGCGCTCCCATCAGTGCCCTCCACCCACATATACCAAGTGCCGGCCGTGGATGGCGTCGATACGTAGGCCCCCCAGAGGTCGCTGTTAACATTAATTGCAGCCGTCCATGCCGTAGGTGCCACCGATGACGACTGTGAAACACCGAACTGAATTGCAGCAGTTGCAGGTGCCACATGAGCATTCACGCCAATCGCACCTGTCCCTTTCGCATAGGGGCCTGCGGGCGGCACATTCCATGTGATACTGGTGACTGCGTTAGGGGCCGAAGCTGTAGTGGCTGCCACGATTGAAGACATAACGCCGGCACCAGCTGTATTGACACCAAATACAGAAAAATCGTAACTTGTATTGGCCTGAAGACCGGAAATAGTGGTGCTGTTTGTGGTCAAACTGGCCACTGACCATGTCCATGTAGAGCCGCCGCTAAGACGATATTGAACTGTAAAACTCTTTGCAGCATTTGTACCGGACTGATTCGTCCATGAAAGTGATATACTCGTTGCAGATACGGAATTCGCCGAAAGACCTGACACCTGGGCAGGTACGCTGGCTTGACTTGTGGCGGGTGTCGTCAGACTGACAATATTTGAATATGGACCGATACTATTAGAACCAGCTGACTGTACAACAACGTCATACCCAGTCGAAGCCGTGAGGCCAGCAATAACGTAGCTAGTGGCGCTTAGGCCCGATATTCCGATCGTCCACGTTGACGTCCCAGTCACTCTATACTGAACAATGTAAGTCAGCGAGCCACTGCTGTTGGCGGGCGCCAGCCACGATAGACCAATTGTGGTGGCACTGGTTGCTGTGGCACTCAAGCTGCTAACCATGCCTGGCCCACTACCATTAGTTCCTTGCGTTAAAATCTGGACAAAGGCAGCCGAACCGCCAGAATACGCCAGACCATTAATCACCGCCGATTGCCAGGCTGCCAATGCGCTTGCACCCGTAGACGTAACAAATCCTTCACCGAACGTAATACTGCCTGAGCTGACATTTATGCACTTGCAATGAAACCCGCCTGGTAAACTACCAGATAATGTAATGGTTACGGCCTGACTACATATGAGACAGCATCCGTTATGCATTGACGGCTGAAGTGTGATGTTCGCCGTGACCTCGATGGAGGGTAACATATACGTCGTGAATTTGCCGGTAATCCAGGACCAAATCGCCGAAAAGCTCTGCCGCTCCATAAGGTTCGACCCCTGAGCAACCCAGAGGCTATCAGTGTCAGCCGCCGGTGCTGCTGCTTGGGCTTGATCGATCGTCAGGCCGTCAATCAGATTGGCATAGGTAATCGACCGCCCCATGCCAGATTGGTTAACTGGGATGATATCGGATGCGGAAAGTTTATTGGTAACCTGTTGCGCCGAAATCATGCTGGCGAAATCGAGAGATCCCGTTGCACTGGCGGAAACGGATGAAGAGATGACGCCCGTAGAGTCGATCGAGATATTGTTGCCGGCGGAAAAGAGGCTCCGCAGAAGTACCACCGGCAAAAGCTGAGGCGCGCCGCCATCCGAGGCCACTAGATCCGTATCAGAATCAAGACTCGTCACGACCGGGAAAACCGCATGGTCCAGGCCAGTAGCGACTATTGTTGAACCCGAGATAGCAAGACCTACTCCGACATCAACCTGCTCGGGTGATCCAGCGCCGAGGCTTGTGCGTCCTATCAAGCTCGGTGAAGCCACGGTTATTGTGGGTTGAACCGATTGAAGGAAGTCACCAACCGATACGCTTCGTAGAATTCCAGCCTGGTTGACGGGGATCGTATCGGAGGCAGATACAGATGTTGATGCAGGAAGTTCCGATATCGTAGGCATTAAATAATGATCCGTTTCTTTATATTAGGGCTGGGGTTAGCCTAAGCCGCCACACCGGCGCCACTGCAGGAAGAAATCCATTTTGATCCATCGTAGAATACTCCGACCCCGGTTCCAGCGCCGGCTGCTTCACTTGGTTTTCGGCCATTACTGGCAAATGCCGTTGCGCCGGCCGCCTGCCCAATTGGAAGGCTGCTCACCGTGTACGACGGCAGAATGACAGGTCCCGAAAACGAAGGTGATACCGCGTTCGACTTGAATACATCATGCCAGGATGAGGCTCCATCAGACACTATGTGATATCGGTCATTCGGCCTAAGCACTATTGGTGCATTATCGATAGAATTCCCCGAGGCCGGCGATATGGTTACCAAGGCCGTGCCGATGTTGGAGAATGTAAACCCGGTCCCAGCTGCTACCGCGGTCGCCTGCGGTAATGTCATCGTATAGGAACCACTACCAATCAGGAACAGGATATTGCCTGCAACATAAGCCGGAACGGCCGCGCTTGCCGAGAATACATTGGCAAATCCAACTGTAAGCCCGCGGCCAACAGGAAAAGATAATATGCCTTGCGCTAGCCGGACCGTATTCGTCGTTGTATCATAATACAATTTATTGCTATTGCCTGCATCAAACGAGATGGCCTGGCCAGCAGTCATCTTGATTACCGGTGCGCTATTGAGGGATGTCGCATTGGTTGTGTCTAGCACCGCGTTCGAGAAAGGCGTCGCGATCAAAAAGACCGATTTTGCGCTACCTGAAGATCCGGCAGAGAGATAAACTCCGATGATGGATCCGACCTCAACGGCCGCACCTGATTTGTTTGCCTGGCCAATTACCAGGCTCTGGATAGTACGACAGTTTGCGTCATCCAATCCGTTCCCAAACCAGTCCATTTCGACGGTCAGAGATGCCGCCCCGACACCACTGGATGGCAGACCGGTGGCATCTCGATATTCCAGGCATGCCGCCCAAAGCTGCGGTTGCGGAAGTAACTGACCGCTCGATCCGGTTGTGGCAGCCTGTCTTATAGTCTGAATATAGCGTCCTACATGTTGCGCTGGTGTCGCCGCGGTAGGGGTCTGCACCCCTGCCCAAACCAAGCGATCCAATCCCCCCCAAATATAATTGTTGGGACTAGCGTATATGATGGTATCTATTCTTGACGTTGATGCAACAGAGCCGGAGGTCCCGCCGTTGTGATTTACGATGTAACTCGATTGTTCAACAGCGAAATCTGTAGTACTGGAGCTTCCCTGGGATTTCGTTAAACCGGACAAAGTGTTGCCGAAGACCATTCCCGGTAACGTCAATCTGGCTGGTCCAGCGCCTCCCGGAATAGACGAGCCGAGTGGCGTGCCATCCGTCAGAGAAGTCCCGTCAACAATCCACTTTACCTGCTTTGTTATCGAAATGCCCCAAGTTCCGGGTGATTGCAAGACGACGGTACCATTCGGAACGTAAATGGCAGATCCAGCCGGGGCGGCTTGGTAGGCAGCTTTGAAGGCCGCCGTATCGTCCGTTACCCCATCAATTTTCGCATTGTATGGTGGCAATGCCACATTGATGACTCGGGCCGAGTTAGGATTCAGGTCAACGTAACCTTTGGTCGCTGCTTGATTTGTTAACGTTGGGGCTGCGCATAAAGTCAGCGCTCCACTCAGTGAGCCGCCCGACAAAGGCAGTGCCAACGCATTCTGTGAGTCAACATATTGCTTGGTTGCGACATTTTGCGGAGCGACCGGTGCCGTCAACAGCGACAGTGCGCCGGAGATTGTGCCGCCACTGAGGGGAAGCAGCGAAACGACCTGTGCGTCTACGTATCGTTTTGTGGCTGCTTGCGCGGCCACAGCCGGATCGGCTGCGAGCGAGAGGCTGCCTGAAAGGCTCCCGCCGGATAAGGCCAGTCGGCTACCGATTTGGTTATCCACGTAGTTCTTTGTTGCTGCTTGGAGGTTGCTGACGGGATCAGCGGCGAGCGTCAGAGAACCCAGCAGGGTATCGCCACTCCGAAGGACCCTCGTATCGACATACCCCTTTGTACTTGCCTGGGTTGGAGTCATGGGATCGGCAGCAAGTACAACAGGCCCCGTAAACGTTGCCCCTGCGCTGGTCAGCGTGCCCAGAAGGGCATTATCAACATAATGTTTTGTTGCTGGCTGCAGTGGCAATGTGGGATCGCCGGCAAGGTATATGGCCCCAGTAAAACTGTCGCCCGCCCGACTGACCTTCAGGTCGACATATTGTTTCGTAGACGCTTGCAATGGCGCCGCAGGATCTGTAGCAAGCGCAAATGCACCCACCATAGAGCCGCCGGCACGCGAGATGGTAGTCGCAACCTGGCTATCGACGTAATTCTTTGTAGCAGCGTGAGTGGGCGACGTTGGATCGGACGCAAGCGACAAAATGCCCGTTAAAGTGTCACCAGTCCTAAACAACCGCTGATCAACATAATTCTTTGTAGCGGCCTGCGCCGATGATGTCGGATCTCCAGCCAGAATCAATGCACCTGCCAAGGTTGCGCCCGCCTTTGGGACGGTCGTGCCTATTTGAAGATCGACATAGTTCTTTGTCGCCGCTTGAAGGAGCGCGCTCGGATCAGAGGCCAGAATGAGTGCACCGTTCAAGGTATCCCCGGACCGCGAAAGCTTTTGGTCAGCGTAACGTTTGGTAGCGGCACCGAGTGTTCCAGTCGGGTCGCCGCTCAGCGTCAATAGTCCCGACATCGAACCACCGCTACTTGCAACTACAGATGCAAGGCCCACGTCAACATATGATTTCGTAGCGGCGTCCAGCGGACTCAAGGGCAAGGATACAAGGCTCAGAGTTCCGGATAATGAACCTCCTGTCAGTGGTAGTACTGTAGATACTTGTTGATCAACGTATGCCTTGTTTGCAGCCTGGCTGGCTGTAAGCGGAGCGCCACTCAGGGTAATTGGCCCCGTAAGGGTACCGCCTGTTTTCAACAGTGTGTTTGCGGCTAAACTGCCGAGCGTAACGACACTCGTGCTACCCGTGGGTGTGACCACGGCTTGAGACAAATTGATGTTAGTCGCGGCCGATAATCCATTGACCAACTGGGAATAAGTGATTGCAACGCTCGTCCCGGATTGTTGAAACGGAATGAGGTCAGCCATGCCAGGTACTGCACCTAAGGGAAGACTTCCGATGGTGAAAGGTGCAGCGGTTGCAGCGAGAGTATTGCCCTGAAGGACCAGATTTTGCCCAACCGCAATTAGCTCGGGCGATCCGACGCCAGTTGAAGCGCGGCCAAGCAAGCTACCTGTGGATAATGATAGCTGTGCCTGAACTCCGTTCAACACCTGAGCGCGCGTAATCTTACGCGCTATTCCTCCCTGGCTGACGAGGAGTTCGTCAGAATCCGAGGCAGATGGCGCTTGGGCAAGTTGATCAATTGTGGGCATTGAATTTTCTCTGGCCACCTAATACAGAAAAGTGGCTATTTGCTAATTGATTAATGATATTGCCGGGTAATCAGATTACCCACAGTAGGAAAAAGGGAGCGGTTGCTCGTACTTCTACAAAACCGTTCCTCGCCGTTCGGGGTGGATAACAACGAACGCATGCGGGCAGGCGCAGGTGGAATGTCCGGGCCAGCAGATGCACCATGGCCTTGCGGTTTCGTACGGAACGGTCACTGCGCGCCTTTGCCTTGGCGGCCTGGACGAGACTGTTGATCCCGCATCAGTCCGTTGGCGATCTTGCTATTGAAAAACGCAGGATTGCGTTCCAATGACGCTTGACGGTATACGCCGCTATCCGCGGCGGTCCTGGTGACCCAAGAGGGATCGAGGCACACCCGCGCCTACGGCACGCTGATGGTCTTGATGCCGCAGGTCTAGCAGCGCGCCCGAGGTAGGCGGCCATTCCAATAGCCCAGTTGCTGGAAGACATTGGGATGCGTGGGGTTTTTCGCTCGGTGTTGCAGGCCGGGCGGGCGCACCGACGGCCGGCGGGGACATCGATCTCAAGGTCGATCCGGCCAATCTCGGGGTCGAAATCGCTGCCGGTTACTGTCCATGGTGGGGCCTGGTCCAGCGCGGTCCACATCAAAGTTGTGTCACGCACAGCCAATGCCCGCATGATGCCCGTCCTGACCGAGCCTCTGGCCGAGACGAAGAAACGGCCTCTTCCAGCCGAACCAAGAAACGCCCACCGGGGGGTAACATTGGTTCGTCAGCAGAGAGAGCTTGTTTCTACCGTTCCCCAACGGCTAGAAGGCCAAAACATAAAAATTTGTCGTTCTAACGATCAGTATGCTCTCTGACATCATTGTGAGGCAATATCAAGATAGAAGGACGGGATTCCCATTCTGATCAGTTAATGCAGATCCCGCCGCTGCAAGTAACGCGTCTGCCGGTATCACTGGTATGGACAGAAGAAGCACCGGAAGCAGAACACTTCTCACAAGCGTGCGCCCATTGATGGTTGATATGTTGAAGGTGACAGTATAAACTGTTCCTGCCTGACCCTCAGCAAGCCAAAGTATGATACGGCTACCGTCCGTCGTTGAACTCTGAAGTACGAGATCGCCCGGTTCTGACGGTGAGATGCCTACATCCAGTGTTGCAATTCCGTCTCCCTTATTGCCGGTAATGGCAGGATCGATATCCAGAATGTAATCTAAAACGTCACCCGGATCCTTCGTTGGCCAGTTCAGTGGCGCAGGTGCGATAGCGGTCGTACCCCTGGCCACGGGGACAAATGAATCAATGACGACCATGCGAGCATTGCTCGGTTTCCAGGCGTGATTGGCTGGCGTTGACATGACTGATACAATTCAGGTAAGGGTTTTACTGAAAAAAGTGAGTAACAGTCGGGAAATATTCACCATCTTACGACAACCAGGCCGCCGGCGCCCGCTGCGCCATTGTAGGCAGTGTTTCCGGACGAACCAGTGCCGGCACCCGAGGCGCCACCTCCAGGGAAAATGCCGCCGTTGCCGGCGGTGCCGCTATTTTGGGACCCACCCATCGGAGCGGCACCGCCCATGCCGCCTTGTGTGCCGTAGCCGGCTTGGCCGGCCGAACCGGTCAGATTGACATCTCCACCGATGCCGACGCCCGGAGGCGTCGCACCGTTGCCAGGCTGGCTTATGGAGGAAAGGGAATTTGTTGCTCCCCCGGACGCGCTCACATATTGACCGAAACTGGAGGCCCCGCCCGGGCCGGCCTGACTACCAGTTGTAGTTCCTGCCGCGCCGCCGGCGCCAACAACCACGGCAATGACTTGTCCAGGGGTAAGGCTGGTTACGAGCTTCCGCGAATAGCCGCCGCCGGCTCCTCCACCGCTTGCCACGGCTGCCAGTGACGCATAGCTACCGGATCCTCCCCCCCATAGTTCAACCTCCACCTGGGACACGCCAATCGGAACGGTGAAGTTGCCATTTGCCTGAAATGTCTCTACGCCCGAGCCAAAGCCAGGGCGTAGGGACGGCAGTTTGAATGACAGAAATGGAGCTGTTGGGACAACGGAAATATTATTCGGGGCAATAGCAGTCTGACCGTACGTCAGTGTTACGACATATAGGCCAATGAAGCCCGTATCCGCTGTTGGGGTCACTTGGCTGCCCGAGTTGGCGCTCTGGCCTGCCTTGATTTGTAAATTTACCCGCTGAGTTCGCTGCGTTGGCTGAGACGTACCGGAATTCGCAGGGCCAGCGAAAGACTGGGTAGGATTATTCGCGTTATAGTAGGGAAGAACCACCGGGTCTGAGTCAGATTCCAGAAACGATGCCTGTATCAGATATGCCTGTGACAGGCCAGCCGACCCTGGGGCCGATAGCGTAAATTGGGTTGGCGAAACATTGATCCCGATCTTCACGAGACTGTCGGACGTATCTGCCGGTAAGGATCCGTACGGCGTGGCATCAAGGGGGCCTAAGCAGGTAAGCGTGCCAGGACCAACGGATATTGTAAGTGAAGCGGGTGAAGTTGCCGCGCAGACCAGGCCGTCGACAACAGTATTGCTACCGAGGCATGCTTGAGCAAGAAATCCCAGACCTACCATAACATTTCTGTTGAGCGAAAGAATATCAGTGTCTAAAGGAATGCTGCTCGGGTAGACGATGTTCCGATCCATTGAAACGAAAACCTTACTAAAAAAACTGGCTAAACAAACCGAATCCAAGCAGTGCAGTTCACCGGCACTAATCTTAGAATTTTTATGCGTACTTCATCATCCGTCAGTGTGCCGGGAACATCTGTGATGTCATTGTAGACGAGAGATCCTGCGGAATATCCTCCGCCAGGCACACCGTAGCCGATTGGGGTTGCTTCGCCAGGTAGCGGTTTGGTGGCAACGGTAATGAACACCTGATAAGGTAAATTCAAACTGCCCCATCCGCCCGATAAACCATAAGCCAGCCTACAAACCGGCCCGGTCAGCGGCGCCACAGAATCGCCATAAGCGCCAGTATCTGAACAATTGGTAGGTTCGAATATTTGAGCTGTCGCATCAGCTAATCCTGCGACTCCTTCCATGAGCGAACATCTCGTTCCCGCACTGGTAAGAAGGTTGGCTCTGATGCGGCACCGATAAGAGTCATCCGTCTCGCCTGGCTGGCGAGTGATGAGGCTACCTAGGTAGTCTGCTCCAGCCAGGTCAAGCCATATGTCGGTTGCCGTCTGAATGCGTGTCTGACTGGAAACATAATCAATGTTATTACTTAAACCTACCCAGGGATCTGCTAGGGCCGTTAGCAGCGCACCCAAGATGGGGCTATCTTCAGAAAACCATCCCTTTGGAAGCAGTGCCCGGAGCCGCCTCACAAATGTTATGCTGTCAAGAGCCATTGATTGACACCGTCACCGTGCCGGCTTTGATAACCCCGGTTTGACCAGGGGAGATATCTTGGCTCGCCCCATTAAGAAGGACATCCGTGACATTGCTTATATCAGGCGCGGCAACGTAGGCTGCTTGGATTACGCGCGAAAGCGCTGCATTACACCCTATTCCAATCGTGTTCAAGTAGGCCTGAACAGACTCCTGAACGACAGATATGGACTGGGATACAGGCCCACTTGACTGTGGTATCCAAATTGAAATACTGACATTCACGATCGTAACAACGGGAGCGATCACCGACGCGCTGGTGCCGACTGGACGCACCGCTTCAATCGCATTCGCGACTGCGGACAGAAGGCTTGCATCCGGGTATCCGGACCCATCGTCGATGGTCACGAGAAAATGCCCCGGGGAAGACGTTCCATCCGCCGCGGTGTTTTCCAGGAGCGCCATTGTCAGGTCCTGCTGGACATTGGCCACAGCTGAGCGGATCGCAGCAGGTGTAGCTTTCGATAGGCCCGCTAAAAACGAAACGAAGCGTTCTCTAAAAAGTAGATCGGTTTCGGCATCCATGCCTCCGTTCAACGGAGATGGATTGGTAACTTGGTCAATTCCTGGTAACGACGAAGCAATTATGCTAATAGTATTTGCAACTACGTTGCCGTTGGAACCGACACTTGTACAAGTAATTGGAACAGTCGCTGATGTTACACCTGCGGGCAGCATGTAATATCCTAAATAGGCATTCCAAATTGAGACCGCCGGCGATTGCACAACTGCAAAGCTGAGGCTGCCATCGCTCGATTTCACGATTGCACCGGGCGGTATCGATGCCGGCAGGGTGGCATTAAATCGATAGAAAGTGGCTAGTCCTGACGCTGGAGTTGCGGGCAGGCGGACGAGGCCAAAGTCGGCCATCCAGGAGTCCAAATCAGTGCCTACGGATGTGGCGGCTCTCGTTGTCTGCAATACCTGAAGCATCAACCATTGCATCCACAGACCAATGCCCGCATTCGCCTCTATAATTGCACGAGAGACTGATCCCACTGAAACGTCAACAAGGGCAGTGGATGAGCTTTGAAGAATTGCACCCATATCCTGTACGAATTGCGAAAACGACTTTAAGCTGAGATTCATCAGACCACTTCCAACGACATCTGTACTGGACTAGCTGAAATCCTATCCGCATAATTTATTGTGACGGTCAAAATGCCATTTGCCGCATCGATATATTGAGTGGCAATATTTGGAGCTGGCGAAGATGCTACCGAATCTTCCAGTTGTAATTGATTACGGATGACCGACTCGATATCCTGAGCGCTGGTTGGTGTGCCGACGAAGTTGGCAAGGCCCGCGCCATAGCTAAGATTCCATACGTACGCGCCGGGATTAGTGACCAATCGACGATAAATGCGTTGGGTGGTCCGCACCGATGTACCACACAGGGCAATATCCCCAGTGCCGTCAACGGTAAGGTCAGCACCCCATTGATGGAAAATATCAAACATTCGCTGTATCCATTGGCGACGGTTCCCCTGACGCTCCGTTGGGCGTTGAATGTGTATGAGAGTTGTAACTGCTACGGAGATGCGAAAGGGCACCGAACTTGTCGTAGATATCGCCGGTTACACGGAGGTCACCTCCGATATGAATTGCACCATCCGACGCCAATTTAATGAAACTGCCACTTTGGTGGACGAGCCAGAATTCCCCGGCAGGTGCGTTTGGCGGACGCTGTTGCCGGGAATAGCAACTCCCTACGACAATACCTTGCTCAATATCGCCATCCTGCGGGGCTATCAAGACCTGATCACCAGGTTGCGGTAAGCAGACCATGCCCCACCCATTGCCGATCCAAGGCGAAAGTATGGGCAGCCATCCCGATAATACACCTTCCGGCTGAAGTAGCACTCTGGCCATGCTCGTCGTAGCGTCAACTGAAGCGACAGTGGCCAACTTGCTTTGACCACTCCCCAAATCAAGACCGGCGGAATGTGCTTTGATCGCGTTTGAAAGGCGCTCAATCATGCGGTTCAACACTCATAAATATAGCGGGAGAATTCAGCCGCCAACTTTCGACAACAAGAGGTTTTGCTTCGAACCGGCTGGACGACTGAAGCGCCGCTCCAAGCTGTCGACACGATATATGCCGTCCAGAGCAGAACCGGTTCCATACAGATAAACAACATCCCGTACCAGAATTGTCTCATTCCACGGCATTTCAGCGACCACCGATTCACGTAGGCGGCCTATTTCGGCACTGTAGCGCGTTGCCTCACTGGTCACCTGGCTAGGTGTCATATTCGAACCTGCGAACACGTAGCTAGAGCCGTCTGGCTGACTGAACTGCGTTTGACTGTATGCGGCTCTGTCTTGCGAATTCCAGGATGACATCTGTACGGCCGGCATATCGGGTATCCAGAGTGTACGCTCAACGCGAAGCGTAGAAAGCAAATCTGGTGTAAGATATGCATTAGCTGTAGCGCAATCCGGCGGTGCCACAAAATGCAGATTGCGACCGGATACATAGACATCATACTGACATTCGCGGGCCAGCTGTACGACCACATCCCATTCGGACCGCATTCTCGTGAACTTGCTTATGGAAAGACGGGTAAAATTGCTGCCATAAAACCTTCCGCCAATTCGGCCAAACGCGGTAACGACGGCTGATAACTCATGTCGATCCGCGATCGTAGTAACGATCTCGGTTGGCGTTTGATTGGTGAAATCCTGCTGCGGTGACGCATCAATGAGCAGAGATGACAGATCGCGTCCATGTACCTTCGCAACACAGTTTATAATATCAATAGTCACCTTGTCAATCATGCCGGTAATAAGACAAACGGACGTTGTCGCACCATATACCTCGACGTATCCGGTATCAAGCGTAGTCCAGAAGGTGAGGTTATTTGCCGGACTATTTTCAATAGCTATCGTGATCGCAAAGGTATCGGCCGAAAAGCTGTTTGTGGATGATATGCTTGCGGAGAGGATACTATCAATGTAAATACCCCCGATGGATACGATTGGGGCCGCGGGATATGGCTGCAGAATAGACACCTATTGCGGACCTATTCCATCCTCGCAGGCATTCGAGTAATCGGGGATGGTTATGGTAGATAATACCGTAATGAACGGGTCCGAGATAGCGTTAACGCGTGCTATATTGATCCACTGCATGGCATCTCCCAGTTCAGACGCTGCCATCTGAAATAAATCCACCCCGCTTGCAAACACAGTGTACATCCGTCAATCCCCTGCCTAAATTGAATTTATTATGCGGCCAATATACGCGGCCGCTATAACGGCATTGCCTACGACCCCTGCGTTCGATACGGTCTGTCCAAAGCCTTGTATGATCTGGGAAGCCGAAGACGGAAGGGTCGGATTACCCGAACCGGTGCCGATAGCATTCAGTTGGCCCAAATAGTTGTTCGCTTGTTGTTTTATGCCTGCCTGGGCCGAACTCCCGGTGGGCGCGCCGAGCGAAGTAGATAAAATATTCGCCAGACTTGTTAAATCAACTCCGGCAAACGATGAGGCGTTGACCGCTTGCCCAATATCTGCCGCTATTTGTTGTTGTAGCCCATACTGTGTCGTATGGGCTACGCCTGGCTGATCAACTATGATGCAACTAGCCTGGTAGAGAATCCATGATTGACTATGATAGTCAAGTCGAAGCGATTTGACTATGACGCGATAACGAAAAGTGCTCCATGTTAACCAGATCGGCACGCCAGCCAGCCGCATATCATTAAGTGCACGTGCCCGGGATGCCGCAAGTTGGCCCGAAAATATTCCACGAAACTGGATATCATTGTCGTCTGGACCTAATGTATCAATAATCCGAGTGCCGTTAGCGGACTTATGGACGGCCATACGATGCTGACCTCCAAAAGTGATGGAAGGTGGCACCTCAAAGTCGTAAAGATAAATAGATCCAATTTGCATTAAATAACTGTAGCCTCGTTAAAATAACGCTCGGCAGCGTGGGATTCCCGATTTCTTAGAAAGGACTGAGCCGTGATCTGGGGTGAGCTGCACGTGGATCGACGCCTGTTATGCCAGCTTGGGGTCGCGAGAGTTCCTGCTCCAGATGGGTCACCACCCATTGTCCCAGGACAGAACCGTCAAGAACGAGTCTACCGCTCTGTCGTCTTTGCATTTCAACATCGGAGGCTCGCCCTCGAGGTGCATTTTGGGGGAGTAGGTCCGAATATGATCCAGTGACCGTTCCACTTCGAGGAGAGTAAAGGTGCTTTTGCTCCCTCTCATGACCCTTGAAGTCAGGACTCCCCACTATGGGCCGGTCATTTTCTTGCGGAGGACTAACGCGCGTTAATGGTACTGCAAGAATGGGAGGAAGCGATGGCGCAAAGGCGCGATGACTGTATACGGCTTGGATACCAAAAGCCTTGGTGTCGATAGGGCCCCTGACCGCAAACCGTTTCAGCAGGTCGTTGCTGGGTCTCCGCATAAGCGTGTTGGCGAAGGGCGTTGAGGTCCTGTCTGGCTGGTCAGATGGCAACCAATGAGATTGGTAGGGCTGCCGGCGCTGATCCCCAAAACGTGCCTGTAGCACGGCCGCAGAGGCTTCAGTACCTTCGGTCGTCGGCCTAATACCCGTCAAGGGATCCGCATTACCAAACGAAGCGAGGCGCCCTTTGTTGGGCAACTCCATTGGAAATTCGGGTAAACGCCCTGCCGAGGACGCCACGAGTAAGCCTGCCGCCTTGGATGCGTCGCCATGGGAACGAAGGATCGGCGCAAGATGTCGATACCTCCTGAATGTAAGGAGCCTTTGAAGTCTCGCTACGGATGACAGCATTTGTTGAAAATCACGGTCGCATAATGAACGAGACGTAAGGCGTGCCGTTCTGTTAGCGGTAAGCCCGGACTTTCTTACAGCGGACGGCAATGCGCTATTCTGCCTTCGCCGGGATCCAATCAAACCTGGTCCAGTCAAATGCGTGTCCTTCAAGTTGACCAAAGACAATTACGAATGCATTCCGGTCTGTCGGAGAAAGCGAAAAGGCAACGTCGAATGGCACCCCGTTCCGTACAAGGTAGAGACAGTCTATTAGAACCGGGTGCCTGGCTAGTTTCCCAGGGATGTCTCGCTTGTTTCATGCGTGCTTTCCAAGGCCTCGGCAATTGCCGTAACGCCGATGTCTCCCAATTTTGCGATGATATTTTCGATCTGTGCTTCACTGGAAGGCTGAGGCGTCGGTATCGCGTCAATCTTGCCGACGGTAAATGCCAGGATGGCCATTGACAGCCAGGCATCATTTTTTGAGAGCTCGGGCCCGGCTGCCTTCAAGAGCCTAAGGGTGTCGAGCGCATTTGGCTTCCGGAATTCTATTATTCGGCCACGCGCATCCGTCACATTCAGAGTTTGGTTTGCTTCGTCTACGATCCGCTTCGAGGGCTCCATCAGATCCGCCGCTTCCTGGAAGCAAAAAAGTCCAATTTCTGTCGTACGCTCGCCTCACCTTTCCAACTTCCAGCATTCGTCAGCTTGAAGACAACGCCGTCGAACTGATAGGTCGACACAGATCCATCAAGCTCGGTTATGTACTGATACATCGTGCTCGGTTGAGTCGCAGTGCCGTTATAGAAATTCTGCTCTATTGAGGCAACAAAGTCGTCAAGCACGGATGTTCCGCGTTCGACTTCGAAGCCTCCCTCCCATCCTTTGGGTAGCTCGGTTCCCAGTTGCACCCCATCCAGGCGGCTTACACGCACGGAGTTCGTGAGTTGCCGACTCTCGAACCCGGTGACATGCGTCAGATCCACCCTGCCATTCGGTCCCATAATGACTAATTGTGTATCACGCCCAATCGAAAAGGCTGTCAGGCTCATCTGATCGCTCCTAACTCACTTGACCCTGGGGAAGGGTTTGTTTAGAGATTTGCACGGTCTGGCCTCCCTCAACATTGACGATAAAGCGTTCATTGATTGCTTGATATTGAACCTGTACATCTGCCTGAACGTAGCCTAGACCAGTCCTTGATGCGGGATTGTTGCTGGCGTCGCAGATAACACTGAAGGGCATCGCACCCGAGGCGGTTCCCAGCATCCCCTGTGATAGCATGTTATTTAGAAATGACGTTAATGTGGCGCGAATATTTTGGAACAGGTCGTTGTTTATGACCTGTCCGACGTACTGACCCATTCCTGCGGCCAAACTTTCGGCAATATAGTTTGTAAGCCGCGTGTAGTTGTCACCGCAAACCGCACTATTGGAAGAGGTGTTATGTCCTGCCCGCACGCCCCAAAAGGCGCCTCCTGGCTGCGGTGTGCATATGACATCCAAGCCTGCTTCAAACAATGTCCCAAGTTCCGCATCCGAATAGGTGGTTGCTTGGCCTGAGTTGGGGGAACCGGTCTTTTGACTCGCTATGATGCCATAAATGGGCTTGTTGAGGCTTGATTGTTCGGGTGATAAATTGGCGAGCCGCCCGGCTACGAATCCCTGCGGTGACACCAATCGTATCGTCTGATTCGTCTGGTCGCTCCACCAAAGCCAATCCCCAAACATGAGCTTGGCCGCGTAGCTATCCACTCCGGCTTGTGTTAGGGTCGAAACGGCGTTCGCAATCGTATCGCCCGCTGGACCGGCCAAAATCATATAGATGCCTTCTCCCAACCCGAAGCTGGCCTGTGTAGACCATGTCGTGGAGTCATCGCAGTCCGCCAGCAGTGCGATCCCGCAGCTCTGGTTCCGGAGCGCGTACATCCCTGTCCTGAAGACGCCGTCGATGCCAACAAGGTTCATGCTCCCAACCGCGGAGGCGCCGTCCGACCCTGGACTGGTGGAACCGAGTGTCAAGGTGAAGGGTGAAGGTGACGCCGTCGTCCCCCCCGTTGTTGCGATCACGAATGCAGATGGTCCACGCTGAGGTCCCTGCCCAGTGTTAACGGCGCTCGTGAGGCCGGTCCAAAAAGCTAAGCCGTCACCGATAAGTCCATCATATACCTCAGGGGCGTAGCCAGGAATGCTTACCGTCAGCTTCCATGTCGCCGGCTTGGATGACTGCGTGAGTGATATGGTCACCAGGTTGCCAAGCGACCCTGTATACAGTGCTGTGAAACTGGCGTTGGTTCCGTTCACAACCGATGATGCAGCGCTATCGGTTCCGTCGGTGACTCGCACGCACCGGAAATTCTGTGCCCCCTGCTGGACGGCCGTCGCAACGTGTGTGCCCATGTCGTACTTGCGGGGCATGACAGGCCCGAACGCGGCGGAATAGTCCGCCATGCTGCTAACGATCGTCGGCTGGTCGACTGGCCCCCACGAGGCCGATCCAACAATACCTGTGATGCTGGTGGGAACGCCGTTTAATACCAGATTCTGGGGTGAGACGATTTGAACATATAGATTCGGAACGACAAGCGAGGCTGTGTTAACAGATCCAAATTGAACAACGGGCATGCGATTAACCTTTGGTACTTGTGGGATGCGCGACTTTATTGACGCAGTGCGCAACGCCGGATTTCAGTACCTGGTCAACCTTGTTCAGGTCAGTGATCAGATCACCACGCACGTATGTTTCGAACGCATTCTTGACGACTAGATAGATACTCATTTATTTTCAACCATAATAGGCATTGCCAGCGATCATAACGTCGCCGAATAGCATGGACGGAAGATTTTGCGTGGAGATTGTTGCATATTCTGTAAGGTAGATGAGATCGCGTCTGAATAAGCTCGCGTTCTGTGCCTGGTCATAGACACGAGTGTTTCGATAGATGATTCTGGCCGACGTCCCATCCGCGATAGAGAGGAACGTTGTTTGTGCCATCTGTTGGTCGGTCGCGATTGCAAGCGTGTCGCGCGATGTAGGATCCGGGCACCAAAAAATCACGCGGATACATTTTTCCTGCCTCCTTGATTCTATGGCGGATGCAGCCCTGCTTACGACTCGTGCAATTATTCTTGCCGGTTGGTTAATGGTCAGCGTTGATCCCGTAACCGTCACAGATAGGCTGCCGATCATGGTCCCGGCAAGTCCTGACGCGACCAGACCAATGGTATCATTTGCCTGGATAGGGTAAATGTACGGAGCACCGTTTATAAGGGCGCCCGCCAGATCGCCTGTCGTCGGCGTTCCTCCGACAGTAAGTGTGTTGGACTGCGCAATGATCGTCGTGCCGGGTGTGTATGATATTATCTGCGGTCGGGGAAAGTAGCGCGTCGTTGTCCGGCCAGGCTCCTCGTCCGGACTTACTGTGACATTGATCACGCCAGCCGACAGATCCGAATTGAGGTTGGCGGCAACGGGCCAACCTCTGTAAATGCGGCATTGACTTCCTATAATACTGGCCTGTGTAGTACCCGCAGGGTAAATAACTGTTGTAACCAGGTTGACAATTGCCTGCTCGATATCAGCTAGATCAGCCATTATGCATTGGCCATTTTGGCGATCAGGTGCCAGCCCATCGCCGACTGATCTGCGTAGGATACAATGGCCGACCGCCCAATTTCATCAGAAATCAGGTCCCCAGCCAGGATTGTTACGCTAGGATGAGCCGGCAGGTAAACAGCCCAATATGGGATTGCCTGATCGGTCGGCAGACCTGCTGAGGACGGGCTCATTTTGTTTTCAACCACGACCGCCGAAGGGTAGTCGGTCAGAAAGGCCGTTGTATTCGCCGGTGAAAACCCGCCGTAAGCGGCAGCAGAGCCGACAGGGACCTGCGTTGCCCGGCCAATGGAAATGGTTCTGTTCGTCCGCACGCATATGATCGGCTGGAATGGCGCCTGTGACGCGACGAAATAGATTTCGTCATTGACTACCAGGTAGTCACCCGGTTTTGTATAAACACCATCCAGGGTGCCGCGCCAAAATATGCGATCAAACGCCTCATCTCCGGTTGCGCTGGTCATAGGCTCGAAAACGACGGGAAGGCGTAGATAGCGTCCCTCGGCTGCAAGCGGTGAATGGGGAGATCTGGGCCTATATGCATCAGCCCACTGTCCTGTGTGGCATGCCGCCTTTCCTAGGGCTCGATAAAGGCGATCTTGTAGTCGTGCGTATCTCATTTTCAGACAATCAGCGTTGCTTGCCCATCTGACAGAAATGGACCGGCGGGTACGCCCAGGAAGCCGCAAAGTCGCCGTCTCCAATGGTCGAATAGTGTAAGACGATCAGAAACTTCAGATCGGTTGTGCGACCACGATAATGCCTGGTCTGTATCCAGGTTTTCCGATGCCGAGGGGACTGCTAATTCTAATGGATTGAGTGTCGCGAGGTAGCGACGAACAATTGTGCATTCTGCGGCCGCCAAATTGGTCATACGGAACTCAAGAAGGCCGTAAACTTGATAAAAGCGCCAGGTCTGCATTCCAACGGGAGCCGCGCCGTAGGCAGGGTATCCGCAAAAGCGCCTCACATCGACCCGTTCAGCATCCGTCAGCGGGTTCAAATGACTGACCCGTCGCCACGGCTGAAGAAGATGGTCCCGGTTCCCGACTGGAGGACTGCTGAACCATAGGTGATCAAGGTATTGAGTGCCAGCATCACCCGGCTATTGGGTAGCACTGGCGTGTCGGTCGTCGACGCGGCCACGGTTGAATCAGAACCGAATCGAACATAGGCTAGCGATGTTGTTGGGTTGGTTACCACAACTGTGTCACCACCACCGGTAAGCGCAGCATTCGCCGGCGTCGTCGTTGCGGTGATGCCAATCGTCCCCGTGGGACGAAATGGGCTAATGGAACCTAGTGGCATGCGGTTTACCTTTCTAGAGACGGCTGCGACCTTGATCATCCTTATGAAGGCGTGGATGATGGGCAGAACGACCAGGCGCAACTGTCGATCGGCACGAACCAGCCAGTCTGATGTTCCTTGCGGAACGTCCCGACGACCGGAAGGCTATGATAAATCTGACCTTCAGCCGATGTGTTCGATCACAACGGCCCTCTTAAAGGCGGCATTCGTGGCGGTCGGCACTGTGGTCGGGTTGGTTGTCGTGTCGGATGGGGCACAGAAGCCACCAATCCAATACCATGACTGAGCGATAATCTGCTGGAGACGGTCGATGGCTTCCCGAGTTACCATTGCAACACCGTCTACCATAGTGATAATGGCATCCTTCGGCGCTGTATCATGCGCACCCATTCCCGCAAAATCGCCCTCAATCAGAGCGCCCTGGCCACAAATGATCGGACGCCGCACCATTAGACTGGCCAATGTCGGATGCGACTGAACAAGGGCTTCGGTGGTCGGCACAAAGCGGAGACCGAGGAAATCATTGGTCATCCCATTACGGAAAACCTGGTTTGCCGACGTTGCCCCCTGAAACAATTGTTTGAAGTCAGGGTCGGCAAACAATTGACGGGCCGAAACCGGATCGAGATAGCAATTATATGCCCCGTTGATTTCGGGGACGGCGTTCATTCTCAGTTTTGCCACGGCATCGAGAAGGTTTGCCATCGAGAGGGTATCCGACGAACCCAGCAGGGAGGTATTCCCGCGCTGAGACGGACGGACGATCGTGGATGCGTTCGCGGCCTGGACAGAGTTGCCTGCCGTCCCATCAGAAACTGTAACGTTTCCTGAAAGTGTCAGTACTCCAGATACACCCCCTGGCGAGGTCGCCTGATTGGTAGCGTCGGCAACAACAGAAATCAGCGTGTAGGAATTGGAGCCGATGGTTACGACCATTGAGTTCGTAGAACTTACCGGCTGCTGAACGCCATTGATGAAAACGTTCTGGAAACCCCGTATGTCGTCGACAGAGACGGCGGGGCCTGCCGAGGCAAGTGTCGTTCGCACACGGGTGTTGCCGCCGAGATAGGCGGCAAATAATGCATTCCGGCTCAGCTCGTCCAAACTCCGGGCCGCCTGTTCGCCATTGACGTAGGCGTTCTGAAGGAACTGTGACGCGATGCCGACACGCTCAGTCACCACGTTCAAGTCTGTTGTGGCAGCGTAGTGATTGATTGACAGGGTATACTGTTCGACGCCCCAAGTGGTCGGCGTAAGACCGTTGTCGAAGTTCGTATTGGTTGCCGGCGCGATGGGCGTCGTGACCGTGGGTTTGAGACCGGCGCGCGTTTTCGTCAGTGTCTCACCGATACCAGCCGCGATGACAACGCGATCGGCACAAGCCCTGTAACCGAGACGGGATTTGAGCGCCTGGGCAAACTCCCGTTCAAGGAAACCTTGCTGAATAATAGGTTGCAAAGCGGCGGGGAAGTTTTGGATAGACATATATGCGAATACCTATGGAATGAGATGTTTTGAGTAACGAGAATCAGTAAGTGTATTTGACCAGAGCGGCTCGGGCCGAAATGTATTCCTCGTCACTCATGTCCATCGCTGATTTCTGCCGGACTGGGGCGGACGAAGGCGTAGGTAGTGTGCTGGATGACGACATCGAACCGAAGAGCCAAGGCTTCTTCTTCTGCAAGCTCTGCATAAGGCCTTTGCCATCAATAATATTGCCTTCATTGTCGATTTTGATTTTCGTTGTGTCGATCATGCGAAGACCATCCAGATCAATCATACCTGCACGTACAGCTTCGGTTCGGAGGTTCGCCTGGAGCAGGCGAGCTTCGTACTCGCGGCGAATATCTTGATAGGTTTCCTCACCGCTACTGGTGGTGCTGGCGCCATCACTGTCCGTTGTCGTTGCGGCGTCATCCGAATCCATTTTTTCCCATTCTCCTGAGATTGTAAGAAATCAGTGCAAGTGTGGAGGGACCGACATATCAGATAATAAGTCCGGCGGACTGCTTGGACACATCTGTCAGCCCCTGTCCGCTCGAACTAAGTGTCGTCATCGGTAGCCATCGCCATAGGATGGAGGTCATATGTCGCCGCAATTAAGTGTTGAGCGGCCTCTCGGCTTAAAAGTCCCGATGATGTAAGGGATGTGACCGACTGCACATCTTTTTGACGATCGTCAGCTGTTGCAGGATACCACCGCGGCCACATGAGACTGAGGAAGGCTCCGGCATCCAATTTTGGAAGAACCTGGCCTTGAACGATGATGCTATAAGTCTGAGTGGCCCGTACGATAAGTCTTGCAAGCTCCAGGAGGCCACTCTCTCCATAACTGGTCCTCAGATTGTCTGTCAGGGAAATCAGGCCCTGATTAAGTAGTTCCAAGGCTCGGCCTGACTGAGCAGCCATTAACCGCTCCGGGCTCGCTCGGTTGCCGTGAATACTTTCGATGGCAAACTCTCGCAGCGTGCGAACATATTCGATGACGGCGCTGGAGGCGGTTCCACCTATTTCGAGCAGGCGAGCGTCTCCCTTCTCTGAGACGATCAGCGCGTTACCCGCGCCTTTCACAAATTCTCCATCGGGCAAAGCGGGGTCTTTCAGAAGGAGCGTAGGATCACTGCTGTATTTTAACCCGCGCCCAACCTGGCTCAACTGATAATCAATTTCCACCTGGGAATGTATCGCCGCAGAGAATGTACAAGCGCCGTCGACGGAATCGCCTGTTGCCGGTCGGCCAGGAAGATTCTTTATCCAAACCAGTGGAACGCAACCGAGTTTGTGAGTAACCGACCGTGCCGCGTCAACCAGGTCTTGGCCAGCCTGCCCGACTTTCTGAGGAGCATACCAGGTTTCACTTTGTGCATCCCACTGGCGGGTGAACCAGTAGGTAGCGTCAGGCTCATCAATGTCATAGCCGTTATTTGTCAATACCACGCCTGAAACCTTGTAGCGCTCGACCACTTTGGCCAGGCGGTCCGGGGCCTGCAGGTCCCATGTGGGCGTCAGGTATGTGGTGTCCAGAACATCAACGAAAATGCGACCTTTCAGGATGCGAAGGAGCAACGCGACGGATCCGACAGAGCCTCGAATAGCCGCTTCGGTCATAGTCTGGTTAAGGCGCGTCTCTTTGAATATGGATGCCAAAGCATCGCGTATTTCGCTATCGGCGCATTGGACTGTCGGAAAGTGTCCATCACTGAACAGCAATGAGACACTATCTTCGACCACGGTTCGGCAAAGAGGGTACCTGACACTTGGACGCCTTTGACGCAGGGGAATATACTCTCCAGCCGGGCTTTGTTCCTCGTGAAAGTGATACGGCAGAAGGTCATAGATGGTGCCGTCAAGGACGCGGTTCAGGACATCAAGCTTCTGAACGCGGGAGGGGTAGTCCGTATCATACGGCACCAGGTCGGACAATGTATCAAACATTTGAATTTATGCTCGCAAAGAAGCGGATAGTCTTTATCTGCCAAGAACAGAGTATTGAATGGATTGAGTGCCGTGCCCTCGATCAATCAAAACATTGAATGCGCGGGACACGGCATCAACCTGATCGTCTTTGCGGCCATAAGGAAAGGCACGGAGCTCCTCAAAAAAATCGGCATTCCATTGGGCAGCAATCACAGAGACGTTGCCCGTCTCAATCTGGGAAGCGAGAGGAGTGGCTCGCGCTATTTTGGAGCCGGTTTCACGCGTTGCAAGTACATGAAAGCCTGCCAGCTGCCTAGTAAGATATGCGATCTGGCTCTTCCCAGCCTGGCCTGGATCTTCGGGCAGGGAGATGCTGACAGACCGGCCATCCTTTCGTGCTGTCTGCGATATGGTGTCTTCCACCTGACTTGGTGTGCCGCGGAGACGAACGATGTCGTCCACGATGAAGCGCCCGTTGGAATCGCGCTGTAACCTGATGCCGACAGTCCAATCGGGATCGTTCTGACCCTCATGGATAGTTGCGGCTAAATCCCATGCTCGAATGATGATGGCGGGACTCATAGGTTGAAACCCATGCAGGACGGTGATCCTTTCCACCGTAAACAGGCGCGCTTCCGTTGCTATTGGTCTCTGTTGGTACAAGGCAGACCAGACGCGTTCCCCAATGAGATCGCGTTTGCGCTGCAGGGCGGTCCGACTCTCCCAATCAGGCCAAAGGGCTTCTCCCGGAAGACGGTTGAGTGGGTCCCCCTCCTCGGCCAGCGCAGGAAGGCACAATACACGCCAATCGCCATTTGAATGACGAAGCAACTGCCCACCCAGATCTTCAGGATGCCACCGCGTCATAATGAGTACCACTTTCCCCCCTGGCTTGATGCGGGGCGTGATGTCAGCCTTATACCACTCCCATAAGTGCTCCCGTTGACGGGTGCTGTCCGCATCGGCCTGAGACTTCACAGGATCGTCAATGATGACCAAATCGGCGCGGCGCCCGGCGATGGCGCCTCGCACGCCTAAAGCTATGTATTCGCCGTCAGTTGTCGTCGTCCAGGCAGCCAT